TTAGGGCATGGGCCCAGTATGCTTTCTCCATACCGATCGAGGAAGTGTGTATTGCACTACCTGACGTTTCGTCATCTGAAGCCGAGCCGGATCCTCTACCCATTGGATCGTCGCCACCGAGGTAGGGTCGAAGTTTTCGACAATTGCCAACACATAGTCTCTTCTCAGGGCAATTGCCTGATCATATTCCAGACGGGTGAGCGTAGCTGTACAGATACCGACTGAACTCTTGACCTCAATTAGTTTGAGTGTTCCCGCCTTAATGATCTTGAAATCATAGCCGACTTTTAGACCGCTCGTGTCGGTTACAAGCCACCCAGCGGCCTCAAGGGTTTTCCTAACGGCTTGTTGAGCATCCCACCATCCGCTCGCCGCCGGTGGCGGCGGAGATGTAGTGACTCCAATTGAAGCAGGGTGCGGAACCACAGTTCCGCCCGGCGTCGAAGTTTGTGCGACCGGGACAGGCGGAAGACCTGGCAGCACTGGAGGGGCAGATTGTACAGCTTGTGTTGATTGGAGCCGCGTCCAAGACATTCCAGGATAGGAGAGTGCAAACTCTTGGTGGGCGGGGGAAGCAGGATCGTCGTCGAAGTAGGCGGCAGCCTCGGTAGACGTGAACCCAAAATCGGCCAAGAAATCCGCCACATCTACGTGGCTGCGTCCTGCGGCGAGAAAGCTGTCCGTGTAAATTGCAGCGATAAGTGCAGCGATCGGTATTTTTGTACCGCTGGCTGGCCGAACGATCCCTGAATAGAAGGACACGTTTTGGGGATCATGGACCGTATATTCGCCAGTGACTGGATCTTTGCGAAACATTTTGGGGTTATCTTCGCCGCGATATTTAGGTGGCTCACCCTTTAAATGGCACCAACTCTGAACGAGTGTCGTCGTATTTGAAGGTCGTAGGTGGGGGCAAGTTTTGCGAGAGGCGCTTACGAAGGCCGGACTTTGCATCTCTTGAACTGAGGCGTAGCAGACGAAACCTTTTTGAAGGTTGAGATTGTTCCGCCAAATATTCGAAGGGACTGCCAAAACTCCACCGGTAAGCCCCGTTGGAACCTTATGATCATTGTCGAAAATGATCGCGATCTTTTCAGGATTGGCTCTGCTTGGCTTGTTGTAAAGGTCATCAAGCAACTGTTGCAACTGGCTCGATTCAATGCCGATAGTGGAACCAACCCGAGGGATCTGATTGCCGTAGTGCTTGCAGGCGAGGAAAATCTGGGCAGCGCGGCCACGAAACCCATGACCCGCTACCCCTTTGAGGATCTCTAACGCCTTGTCGTAAACGGCAGGGACATTGATCGGGATCACGCGGCAAGTCGAGAATTGCGGCGGCGTGTTTCAGCCAGATAGGCCGCAGGCGAAAGTTCTCCACGCATCAGAGCCTGATATGAGCAGGTCGCAGCGCTAGAGTAATCAAGTTGGCTTCCATCCTCGCCAGCGATCAGCGCCGGGAGATCGCTGATCGCTTCCGCGACTGTCACCGCTGCCTGCGTTACGAAACTTCCCTCCGGAGAAAGTGAACACCATTCTGCAGGACGACGCGGCGGCATATTGACTCTGCCTGCACGTCGCACACCCACGATTACGACTCTAACGCGGCGCTGAGGGACCCCGAACTCCGCAGCGTTCATTTTCCAAACCTGCGCGTCATAGCCGGCTTCATCGAAGCCCCTCATGATACGCTGTAAGAAAGTCCCACCTGACATGCTTAAAAGTCCAAGAACGTTTTCGAACACGAACAGGTCGGGTTTCATTTTCTCCAAGAGTAAAGAGTATCTAGCATGGAGATGGTTGCGGACATCCGCTTCTGAACGCTTGTTTCCGCCCGTCGAGAAACCTTGACATGGAGGCCCGCCTACCAAGGCGAGAGGCCGCGCCCCGCAGCGTTCTTTCGATGCAGTTACTAAATATTCTATGACCTGATCGTCGTTCATGTCGCCAACGACGGCAAGTGGCGAAACGTTCTGCCTGAATGCCGCGACTGCGGACTTGTCGAAGTCTGCCGCCGCCAACGTTGTCCAACCCTGCCATTTAAAACCGAGCGATAGGCCTCCACATCCTGCGAACACGTCGACCATGTCGCCCGGTGCACCTAGGGCTTCGGCGATTTGCATTGCGAGCAGAGGCGGAACTGCATTGCCGATCTGCTGACATACCGCGCGCTGTGAACCATGAAAGATGAAGTCGTCTGGGAACGATTGCAGGCGCGCTGCTTCCCTGTGGGAGATGGTGCGATCTTGCGAGGCGTCTGGATGTAGAAAGCAGCCATTGCCAGGCCGGGTGTAGTAAGTGCCGATTGTGTAGCTAGGAGCGTCGGGAAGGAGGCGGCCGTAGTAGGTGGAACGTGACCCCTTGCCTGCTGCGCAACTTTCCCGAATTTGCGCCAAACGCGCCGATGGAACATCTTCGGGGATGTTTTTCCAATTCCCACCTGGAGGCACGGCGCGGGCAAATTGAAGATCCAGCGCGCTCAGTTTAGCGCTCTGATGGTTCCAGATCATAATCTGCACTCGTTCCAATTTGCGACGCTAGTCAAGGCATCGCGCTCCCAATCTTCAAGCTTAGGAAAGTCGTCAAGCAGCCGCGCCATATCAGCTCGATTTAGCCCGTAAGCTTTCGCTACGGTGATTTCGAGACGATGCTCAGCCGCGGATCCGCCGCCATTCATAGCGCACCTAGCGATTGAAGACAGCTTTCCTACTAATTGATCGTTCAGCTCGGGCATTCGCGCCTGCCTGACTACGCCAAGAGACATATGGCCGGTAGTAAGCCGCGCTCGAACCTGTGCTTCGACGACGAACGATGAGAGCAGAGCATGAAGAGCAGTAGTGCGGTCTAGCTTGCCATCTCGGTAACACGCGACGTGTAAAGAGTTCCCTGCGACCCAACCTGGTGGAATCACCGTACCAATCATGCGCCGCTTGGATGTGGCTCGGGCCACGTCACGCCATACCGCTCGAGGAAAGCTGGTGGAATGGAACCCCGTGCAAAGAGCTGGACGGACTGACATTGTCGGATCCTCAATTACACCGTGCCGGCTGATCATACGGCCTTTGACGAAGGGGTATCGAGTTCCCTTGGTAACTTTCTCGGCAAGACGGGTTTCGTCTAACTCTCGCCCCAGCCAAAGGTTATGCGGACGATCCCCTTCCCAGGACTGTAAAGTTGATAAGCCACTAAACTTCCCGGCCAATTCGTCAGCTCCCGAGGGAGGCCCAAAAGGAAGGGTCCAGTTGCGAGCTTCCATCGCCGATCTATTTAAGATGACGGCCTGTTCGCTAACTAAAGAGCCATGTGCGTCGAACGACCGTATCCGTCCCTTCCCCGCCGCTCGGCTACCGGCGTGCATAGTAAGCGCGACGACCGGTTGATCCACCCGTTCGAACAAGCGTGCCTCAGATGGATATGTCGCTGCGTCGACGATTCTGTTCGATCCAAATGCCTTGCGGCGTATCGCGGTCGAAGACTGGTCGCCCATGATCGTTGCGGGAAGAATGATCCCGATGACGCCGCCCCTTCGCGCAATACTTAGACTCAAATCCCAGCCACATCGGGCGAGGTTAGTGCCCCACCCGCCCCATGCGCCTTCCGCGCGGGCTGCTGGAAAGCGCGTGTCAAGCACTCGCGAGAGGGCACGTAGGTCCTCCTTGTATCGCTTCGCGCCCAACAAAGACAAATGCCTTACCTCTCTGCTGTCGGGCTTCAGCAGTTCCCAAGGCGGATTCGTGATAACGAAGTCAAAACGCGGGGAGAGATCAGTGGCAAATGTATCGCCCACTATTACATCCGTCTTGACGTTCATGCCGAGCCGACGCGCCATTGCACACACACGCGCGGCGGCCGTGTTGGCCGCAGCAGCCTCTCGGTCGCGAAGCTCAATGAGCCACGGAAGTTTCGAAAGCTTGGGATTTCGGGCCGATACTGAGAGAAGCGCAAGAATGAGGCGCCCATCCCCACAAAATGGATCAGTTGCAGCGATTTTCGTTAATGACGTTATCTCCAGCGCTGAAATCATCTGTTCGGCCAGATCATTAGCTAGCCGGGTCGGCGTGTAGAAGCGTCCGGTCGCCCTCTCCGCCAGGGTCTTGCCGTTGTAGCTTTCCTCGCTGGCCGCATGGCTATCCAGCTCAAGCATGGGCAACCTCAAGCGGTAGGCCTGACTCGGCTTTTATCAGCATTTGAACCAAGAACATAATTTGACCTCTTCCCGCCGCAATGTCGGGCGCCAGAATCTTGGGGGAATGAGAACGTTTCGGCAACCGGAATTCCGTGCGATCGTCAGATTGATATCGAGCGACCTGCGGGCGTTTTCGAACACCCGACAGAGTAGGAGATGCGGACGCTGCATTGCTACCAAACGATCTCAGCAAGAGTTCGTCGCTAGCCGCCAGGAACGACTATTGAACATGAACGTTACGCCATCCCTGTTGCCAATTGGGGGGCGGGAAAACCATAACATCCATAACATGGGCTTATTTTCAATGGCTTACACCATAACATCTGACATAATATTACCATAACCAGATTATGTCTTTTGAAGGTGACATTTCGATTTGAAAAAGCCCCTTCTTTTCAAAGACATTATGTTTCCACCCGCTTAAGATTATAAAAAATTATGGTCGAACCATAACCATAGAAATGGCAGTTTTCTGCTACTTACAGCGCAATATCTCCGCGAGATTATGGATGTTATGGTTTTCCCGACCCCATCCCCCGCCCTTGGGCGGACGAGCGAAAACTCAGAAATTTTTGCGACGTGATTGGACGCTCAGAATAAATTGACCGATTATCGGATCCAAATAGGTGCGAGTGTGCATCAGGATGCATCTGCGGAGCACCGATATATTCGGCCACTCCGTCCGGCTCTTAGGCCGGTTTCCGGCGCCGGTGAAAATGCATCAATACCGACACAAAAAGCGCGCGGGCGAGGCGGGGGGAAAAGCGCGTTTCGCGGGGGGCCATCGCGTAGAGGCGTTTGTCGGGCTGCGGATCGATGCTAGTCATGCGATCAGCGCTGGCATTGATGGAGGCCGCCATCTGCAATCACTTCCGGGCCGACCCCTCTAAGCTCTCGACATGGGCAGAGTATATCGGCGCCCATCTTCCCGAGCCTGAGCTGCAAGCGGCATCCGAGGATGTCTGGCCCCGCAAGCCCGCCATCGTGGCGCGCAGTAGTGAAGGGCAAACCGTCGTTGATCAGATGATCTGGGGCGTCCCGCGAAAGATGCCCGGCAAGCGCCCCGGCACGACGATCACCAAGCACATCACCAACGTCCGCAATCTCGATAGTCCGTTCTGGCGATCAATGATCGCAACGCCGGCGCAGCGTTGCCTTGTGCCCTTCACGCAGTTTGCCGAGCCGAAGATCGGCCAAGGGCGTGAGGAGTGGTGGTTCACGATCAATCAGCAGCCGGTGTCATGCTTCGCCGGGATTTGGCGTCCGAGCGAGGCCGGGATCGTCTTTGCGTTCCTGACCTGCGAACCCAACCCGCTGGTCGCCCCGCTTCACCCGAAGGCCATGCCGGTCATTCTCCATCCCGAGGACTATCAGGTTTGGCTGACCGGCGATTTGGATGCGGCTCGCGCTCTCGCTCAGCCCTTTCCCAGCCAGCTTATGGCAGTCGCCTGAACGTCAGGTGCGGTATCTGCGCAGAGCTTTCTTCCAGACCAGCTGATCTGGAAGCGGGAGCAGGATCGTCTCCCTGTCCTGGCTCGTTTCGATCAGCATGGGCCGCACGCGTCGGCCGCGAGCAGCTGAGCATCGCCGGCAATAAAATCTCATCCGGGCGTCGCGAAACGTGTCGTTCCAATGGCGCTGCTGAAACCACCACCATAGCCCGTGCGGATCGAAGGGCGCTGCGTGTCCGCACCGGCACACCACGCGAACGGCGTTGTGCCATGCTGCTGCTTCGAAAATACACGTCGCGACCCTTATATCGCCAACATAGCGGGCCACTTCATCGAGCAGTGTTCAGCAGCTTCGCGCATGCGAGCGCGCCAAACATAAACGGTCCCTCGTCTCGCGCGCCTGCGCGGATCTCTTCCAAAAACTGGCGGTTACCGTGGCCGCGCTCTTCCAGCGCCTTCGCGACGGCGTCGCGAATGTCGTCAATTCGGTCCATGTGCATGTTCTCCTGATAGAGAACATATGAGGAACATGGTGCGATTCGGTCAATGGAAGAATCTCGGGAAACTTGGCTGACGCGACGAACTGTCGTAAAAGCAAAATTGCAGGCGCTGACTCTGTTGGCCCTGCTTGGCGGTGCCCATCCCCCCCGGATATAACCGCCAATAAAGAGGGGCGTCGCTCTGCGGCGCCCCTCCATTCTTATCCGGTGCTGAGATATGCCAATCACATATCGCGTGGCCGAAATCGCACAACCTCAGTCCCGACCGCCTCATTCAGATCTAGAAACACCGATTGCAAAGGCGCCAGCTCCAGCTCGAAGAAAGCGTCGGTCGCCTTCGTCACATCACCAAAGCCGCCCGCGTTCGCCGGCACAATGCCAAGCAGCTGCGGCGGCACCCGGTGCGCGGCAAGCACGTCGTCGCGCGTCGTGTTCTTGATGCCGAGGAACTCGTCGCTCGCGCCCATCTGCGCGATTGGCAGCAGTTTGATGCCGTTCTCCTTCCCGTTGGGCGAGTGGACGAACAGATTGCGGAAATTGCCCGGCCCGCGCGATCGCTTGAGCGCATCGCGCATCTTGTCCACGTCGCCCTCGGCAAATTCGCCGGTCGCATACATGATGTAGCCCGCATGGCTCCCGTTTTCATAGTAGCGCCGGCGGAACAAGGTGGCGTTCTCATTGAGCAGGGCTGACTGCAAGGCCGAGATATATTCGGGCACGCCGTAAATCTCCTGATTGAGATCGAGCGCGAGCAGCTGATGGACGGTGCCGAACGGGAACTGCTCTTCATGCTGGAACCCCGGCACCCACCAGAAGGCGCCCGGCTCGACGCCGCGCCGCGTATATTTGGCAAGCGGATGATCGAGGCGCAGCAGGTCGCCCAGGCGGTTGCGGATCTCCTGCGCATAGGCGTTCCCGAGCACGAGATAGTCGAGCACCATGCCGGCGAACACCTTGCGGCTCAGCCAGCGCGTCGGCTCGAGGCTGGCGGCCAGCATGTTGCGCTTGAGCATGATCGCGCTCGAATGGTGCGGCGAGGCTCGAAACGCACGGGAAAGGCCGTTGAGCGAGATCGGCGGCTCATACCAGCGGCCATTGTGCCCGCACTCCATCATGTCGAGCATGGTGGCGCGGCTCAGCACCGGCTCGGGATCGCCGAAGCTGAAGGCTTGCACCTCGCTGACCGTGGCCGGCATAGCGGTGGACAGGGCACGTGCATTCTGGCGGCGAGATCGGCGCTTGCTCATTCGATTATCTCCATTGTGCCCTTGGGCTTTTCCTTGCCGTCGAGCGGCTCATTCATCAGGATGTGCATCGTGGCCCATGCGAGGTCCGCGTGGCCGTCATTGCCGCCGCGCCCGGCCTTGAACGTCATGCTGCGTCCGCTGGCTGTGAGGGTCTTCTTCACCGAGACAAATGATGAGACGAGATCGAGCATGGAGGCATCGAATGCGAGGCGGCCCCGGCGCACGACATTCTGCGCCTTCATCACCATCTGGGCTTTCAGCTCGAGCGAATATTCGATCTTGGCGACCGTGCAGCCCGGCATGGCGCCCACCTTAGCGAGGAGCTGATAAACGCCCGCGCCCACGCCCTTGGCGTCAACGCCCAGATAGGTGCAATTGTATCGGCTGAGCATCACCTTGATGAACTCGGCCTGCTGCTCGAAATCGAGGCCGCGCAGTTGGTGGCGCTCGAGGATCCTGAAAGGCTCGCCTTCTCTTTCCGGCGGCGCTGCAATCACCAGCGCGGCATTGTCGCCGTCCTCGCTCTCCTGCGGGTCATAGCCGGCCCACACCCGGCGAGTGCCATAAGGGCGCAGAGCGTCGGGATCGAAATCCACCCACTCCACCAGGCTATCGCAGCCGCAGGCGATCAGATCGTTGAAGCGGAAGGCCGAAAGGCTGTCATCCACGAACTCGCACAGGAACAGGTTGGCGAACTCATCGGGCGCATACTCATCCTGCAGCTCGTCGATGTCGAAAAGATCACAGCCGCCGGCCTCGGCGTCGCGGATGTTGACGATATGGCGCCACACCCGATCCGGCCCGACCGATCCGATCGCCAGCGCCGCATGGCTCACATCGATCTCGATCCGATCCGCCTTTTTTCGCCGCTTGTTTCGGCGCTCGCCAGTCCAATAGGGATAAGCCGGATGCGCCACGCTCGATGGCGTTGAAAAGTAGGTTTTGCGCCACTTCTTGTGCGTCGCCATGCCCGAGGCGACCTTGTTCAGCTCCTCGAATGAGTGAACCCAGAAGAACTCATCGAAATAGAAATTGCCATGCCGGCCCTGCGCCGTGCGGAAATTTGTGCCGAGATAATGCAGCTCGGCCGCCGCTTCCTCCGCCGGGCGCAGATCGGACGTGATCAGCATCGGATCGCCGGTCAGCGCCACGCCGACCAGCTTGGCGAAACTCACGATATAGCTGCGGAACTGATGGGCCTGCGCCTTGGAGGCAGAGAGGAAGATCTGGTTGCGCCCGGTTTCGATCGCGTCGATCAGCGCCTCGAACGCGAAATAGTAGGTCGCGCCGATCTGGCGGGACTTGAGGATCATGCGCGTGCGCTGATCCTTCGCCTCCCACCATTGCGCCTGATAGTCGTACAGCCCTTCGAGGAATATCCGCTTCAGCTCGGCGGCCTGCTCTTCCGTGAAATGGTTCTTGCGCGCTTTCTTGCGCGGCCCGGCGTTGCGATTGGCGACCTTCTCATTGAGATCGCCCTCATGTCCGCCCTCAGCCTGATAGCGGCGCACGCGGGCCATGGCCGTGATCGAGCGCGATAAGGCGTCCAGCTCGGCCAGATCCGCGTTGGTCTTCTTCTCCTTGGCGACCAGCACCATGAAGCGGCATTCGAGGCTGTCCTCGATCTTGCTGATCGAGGGCGCGTCGTCCCACCGATCGCGCTGTTTCCAGCTTTCGATGGTCGCGCGCGGGATCGCGCTGCCCTTCTCATTGACGATGCCATGCAGCGCGAACTCGTCCGCGATCTGGGCCACGCCCCAGCCTCGCCAGTAGAGGCTGCGCGCATGTCGGCGCGGGTCGAACTGCCAGAAGCTGGGCGGCCCTGCTGGGGCAGTGAGGGGCTGGGCAACGGTCATCGCGCCTGACCATGCCGTCCGCGCCGATCAGATCACGGTCCTCCATCGGGTGAGAAGCTCTCGCCCGATGGACTGGCTTGAGGATCACGTCCCGTACGGCCCTTCTGGCGCCAGCACCGCCGATCCAAAACAAGGGAGCCCGCCCCCATGGCCAAGAGCAAGTTTTTCCGCATCGCCGTTGAAGGTGAAACCGTCGATGGCCGCGTGATCCAGCGCGAATGGCTCGAGCAGATGGCCGCCAGCTACGATCCCAAGACGTACACGGCGCGGATCAACTGCGAGCATATCGCTGGCTACAGCCCGGATAAGCCGTTCAATGCCTATGGCACCATTCTGGCTCTGCGCACGGCCGAGGTCGAGCTGCGGATCAGTGGCCAGACCGTCAAGAAGCTGGCGCTCGAAGGCGAAATCGAGGCGAACGATCAGCTGCTCGCGATCAACAAGGCCGGCCAGAAGCTGTTCACCAGCTGTGAGATCCACCCCAATTTCGCGGACAGCGGCAAGGCCTATCTGGTCGGCCTGGCCGTAACCGATCAACCGGCATCGCTGGGCACCGAACCGCTCAAATTTGCGGCCATGACGCGCCCCAACCTGTTCACCAACGCGATCGAAACATCGCTCGAGTTGACGGCCGAGCCGATCGAGCCTGCCGGCATCGCCGAGGCGATCAAGTCCGGCTTCGCCGGCGTCGCGGCCCTGTTCTCGCGCTCGGAAGAAAAGCCGAAGGAAGAGCCGGCACCCAAGCAGGAGCCGGCCAACGACAACAGCTTCGATGTGACGGCTTTCGCGAGCGCCATCGGTGATCAGGTCGCGGCTGCAGTCAAGCCGGCCAATGACGCGATCGCGGCGATCAATGCGCGCTTCGATGCACTCGATGCGAAGCTCGCCAAGACGGAGCAGCCCGGCACGTTCACGCGCACGCCCGCCACCGGCGGCAGCGGCGCGGTGGTCACGGATTGCTGATCACACGCCCCGCTACCTCTCCCGCACCCGCCCCATTGGAGCCTGACCATGCGTAACGAAACCCGCCTCCTGTTTGCCGCCTATGTGAGCCAGATCGCGCTCATCAATGGCGTGGCAACCGCAGAAACCAAATTCACCGTCGCGCCCGTTGTCGAGCAGAAGCTCGAAGAGAAGATCAAGGAGTCGAGCGACTTCCTCGGCATGATCAACATCCAGCCCGTCGTGCAGCAGAGCGGCAACAAAGTCGGCGTCGGCGTCACGCGCCCGCTTGCCGGTCGCACCAACACCGCCGGCGGCAACCGTCGCACGCCGACCGATCCCACGGACACCTCGGATGAAGGCGGCTATTTCTGTCGCCAGACCAACTACGACCATGCGATTCCCTATGCCAAGCTGGACGCATGGCGACACAAGCCCGAGTTCCAGACCCTCCTGCGCGATGTGATCATCAAGCAGCAGGGCCGCGACCGGATCATGATCGGCTTCAACGGCATCTCGGCGGCCGCGACCACCAACCGCGATGACAATCCGCTCCTGCAGGACGTCAATGAGGGCTGGCTGCACAAGATTCGCACCAAGGCGCCCTCGCGTCATCTTGAGGACGGCGCGCTGACCTCCGGCGGCACGAAAGCCATCTACGTCGCCGCCGGCGTCGAAGTCGTAAACGGAGCCGGCACCAATACGGACACCGCCAAGGCCGATTATGCCAATCTCGATGCGCTCGCCTTCGACGCGCTGGATCTGCTCGACCCCTGGCACCGGGGTGACACCGATCTGGTGGTGATCGTTGGCTGGCAGCTGGTGAAGGACAAATATCTGAACCTGCTGCAAGCCGCCGGCGACACCGCGACAGAGCGCGAAGCCGCCCACCGCATCCTCACGCTGCCCAAGCAGCTCGCCGGAAAGCGCGCCATCATCGTCCCCTTCTTCCCGGAGACGAGCCTACTGGTCACCAGCCTCGATAACCTGTCGATCTATTGGCAGGAAGAGACGCGCCGGCGCCACATCAGGGATGAGCCGGCCCTCGACCAGATCGAGAATTACGAGAGCGTCAATGAGGATTTCGTGGTCGAGGATTACGGCCGCTGCGCCCTTGTCGAGAATATCGTGATGGGCGCCAAGCCGGACTGATCGGCCGGCGCCCTTCTCCCGCATTCGCTCCAACTGACAGGACACGCACAATGAGCCTCGCTCGCCGCCACAGGGACCGCATCCTTGCTGCACAGACCGTTGCGTCCGCTCCCAATGTTGGAGCGGCCACCCCCGCCGCCGCACCTCTCCCGGCGGCGGGGGATACCTGCCCGAGCGGATCGCCCGCTGATCGCGCAGCCGCCCAGATCGCCATGCGCCTGACACATGATCTGCGCCGCCTTCACGAAATCAAGGGCGTGGATCTCAAGATCGCCGCCAAGCGCGAAATGCTACCCGAATATGCCGATTGGGTGAAAGGCCTGCTCGATGCCGATGCCGGCGTAGGGACGGGCGTTTCTGCCGAAGTTCTGCCCACTGTCATGGTCTGGCTGATCGACGTGGGCGCGTTTGATGATGCGCTCGAGCTGGTGCCCTTCGTTCTGCGCCATGATGTGCAGATGCCGGCGCGCTACAACCGCGATGCCGCCACGATCGTGGTGGAAGAGATCGCGGAGGCCGCACTCAAGGCGCACAATGCAGGCGCCCATTTCGATCTGGGCGTTCTGCTCCGCGTGGCCGAGCTGACAGACGCGATCGACATGCACGATCAGGCCCGCGCCAAGCTGCGTAAGGCCACCGGCGCGCAGCAGCTCTACATTGCCGAGGACATGGAGGCCAACGCCGAAGGCCGGGCGATACTCGAGGCGGCGCTCGCGTCCCTCAAGGCCGCGCAGGCGCTCAATGATCGCATTGGGGTGAAGGACAAGCTGAAGCGCGCCGAGAAGATGCTCAAGGCGCAGGACGCCGCTGCGGCGGCCACCACAGCGCAACCCAACCACGAAGGCGGCTCAGCCGCCTGACAAGCTCGCCCCCGGCGCTCGGGGGCGGATCGCGCGAGGCGGGAGGTTTTTACAACCGAAGGGCCGCCCTCTGTCCCGATCCTCACCCCCGTAAGCCGAGAGCCGGAAAGGACGCACGATGCTGACGCGCAACGACTATCTGCTGCTCGCCCTAATCGGCATCATGGTCGGGGGAATGGCGCCCCTCGCGCGAGCGATCATGGCATGAGCTTCGTCGCCAAGCCCCCGTCGCCTGAGAGCGGCCCACAGCCGGCGGAAACCGTCATCGAGAATGACGACTTTTTCCCCGCGATCGATCCGCGCGAGATCCGCGAGCTGGCACGCATCACATCCAGCATCACCGCGCCGCGCCTGCGCGGCGCCATTCTGGCCGCCATGGATGCGACGGAGATCGATCTGCGCGCGTGGGTGGCCGAGCAGACGGGGCAGGGGCACGCCACGCTGGCGGACGTTCCTGCGCCCCAGCTGGGTGGAGAAAGCCGCAACCTGATCCGCTATCGCCGCGTCATCGCTCTGCTCGCCAAGGCCGAGCTGATCGATCGACATCGCGACTTTGACACCACCGCCGCCGGCGCAAGCCAGGGCGATGAACTCGATGAGAGCGTGCGCGAGCTGCGCCGCGATGCCGCGCATGCGATCCGCGACATGCTGGGCCGCACGCGCACCACCGTGGATCTCATCTGATGGCCCGCATGCAGCCCCTCACGGCCCGGCAAGGCGACACCATGGACGCACTGATCTGGCGCGAGGCTGGCCTTGGCGCGGGCTCGATCGGCACGGTGCTCGATGCCAATCCGGGCTTGGCCGACCTCGGCCCGATCCTCCCGCTCGGCACCGTCGTCATGGTGCCGATTTCCAAGGCGCCCGAGGCGACCCGCCAGCGCCCCCTCATCCAGCTCTGGGACTGATCATGGACCCTAAATCGATCCTGCCGGCCGCTATCGAAACGATCAGCTCGCTCACGCCCGCACTCATCGGCTCTGCCGTCGCACAGGCGTGGAAGCCGGGCCTAAACTGGCGCCAGCGCTTCGTGCAATGGGTGGTTGGCTCCACGGTGAGCTTTTACGCCACGCAGGGCATCGTCGCCTTCACTGGCTGGAACGAGTTTGTCGCGCAGTCGATCGGCTTCGGCATTGCGCTGGTGGCCTTTGACGCCACCCCGCGCGTGATCGCCTCGGCCTCCGACACGCTCACCCATGCGCCGGGCCGCCTTTCCGATCTCATCTTTGGCAAACGGAAGGACTGAGCCATGCAGCTCTCGCCGAACTTTTCTCTGGCCGAATTCACCGCATCAGCCACCGCCAAGGCCCAGAAGATCGACAACAGCCCGAACGCGCAGCAGATCGCTGCGATGCAGCTGCTCTGCGCCAAGGTGCTTGAGCCGTTGCGCGCGCATTATGGCAAGCCCGTGCGCGTCAACTCTGGCTATCGGTCGCCGGCGCTTTGCGTGGCCGTGGGATCCACCGTCAAAAGCCAGCATGCGCTGGGCGAGGCGGCCGATCTTGAGGTGGTGGGCGTCGATAACTTCACCGCCGCCACGTTCATTCGCAATGCCTTGCCATTCGATCAGCTCATTCTCGAGAACTATGTGCGGGGCGAGCACGATAGTGGCTGGATCCATGTGAGCTATCGCGCCGGCCGCCTGCGGCATGAGGCCCTGACTTATTCCCGCCGCACCTATTTCACGGGCCTTTTGTCGTGAAGTGGGCGCTTGGGATCCTCAAAGCTGGCTGGGGCATGCTGAGCGGCTCGCGTGAGACGCTGATCCTGCTGGGCCTCGCCGGTGCAGCAGCGGGGCTTTACGCTTGGGGGGGCAGCGGCCGCGCCGAGCGCGACCGCCTCGAGGCGTGGGCGCAGCAGCTCTGCCTTGCCGCCGGCGGCGAGTTCACCGGCACGAAGCCCAAGGGCAAAGCCAAGCCGGATGGCTGCACCGCTCTGGTGGCGAGCCTTGCTGCCTATAAGCGGGACTCGCAGAGCGCCACGGCCGCCGCGCTCGCCCGCGCTGCCGAGCGCACGCAGGCGAAGGCCACCGCCGATCGCGCCCTTGCAACCGCGCAGGCCACGCGCCGCACCGCCACCGTTCAAGCCATGGAGAAAGCAGATGAAACGATCGCGCCAGATGATCGCGTTGGGGGTGATTGGTTTGATCGCCTCAATGACCTTGCAGGGCTGCGCCCAGCGCCAGATTGAAACGGCGCCGGCCGTCATCGCGGTGGAAGTGAAAGACACGCCACCGGCGGATCTGCTGGCCTGCCCGGCGGCGCCTGCGCCATTCCCGCGCGATGCCACGGCCACAATCCCGCCGGCGGTCCGATCGGCGCTCATCGCCCTTGCCACGGCCTATGCGGATACGCGCGACCAGTTGCTGCGCGTCATCCGCTGGCATGAGCCGGGCGCCTGCGCGGATCCGCGCCGATGAAAAAGCCGGCGAGCCTTCGCGCCCACCTCACCGCCTATTTGCCCGAGTTGCAGACGCAACCGGACCGCCTCGCCATCTATGTCGAGAGCGGCAGCGTGCGCGCCCTCCAGTCGCGCTCCCACAGCTATGAATTTGCCTACAAGCTGCAGGTGGGCCTCTGGGATTTTGCCGGCTCGGCCGATAGCCTCATGCTCCCCCTGCTGATCTGGTTGGAAACAGAGCAGCCCGAGCGCCTGCGCGATCGCGATGCAACGCCCTTCACCTTTGAGACTGAGCTGCTGGACAGCGACACCAGCGATATCCTGATCTCGATCGATCTCACCGAGCGCGTGATCGCCAAGCCCCGCGAGGATGGCACCGGCTTTGACCTTGAACACCCGGCTGAGCCGCCCGTGTTTGAGACCTTTCCCGGCATCGATAATCCCTTCATTCAAGGCTGGGGCGGCACTGAGCCGCTCGAGGCAAGTAAAGCGCCTGGCACCATTCTGACACCGGCAATACCGCCAGACGCATGAGCGAGGATCTGCTCGAGCTGGAGGCGATGGCCGGCGCGATCGTGCGGGCGCTGCGCGCCGGCGAGCGGCGTGCCATGCTGCGCAAGATGGCCCAGCGCCTCGCCCTGAGCCAGCGCCAGCGCATCGCCGCCCAGCGCGCGCCCGATGGCAGCGCCTTTGAGGCGCGCAAGCAAAAGACCCCTGCGATCCCCTCGCGCGGCCCGGCATGCTTCCTCTATCCATCGAGCGGCGGCGTGCGCCGCGTCATCATGCGCGGCTTCTCATGGGACAGCGATCGCAAGATGACCGGCTTTGATGTGGAGGCCGGCGGCATTCGCTCTTTCCACTTCGACAAGGTGGTGAAGTGGCTTCCCGTGCCCGAGGAATATCGCGGGGGCGGCGGCAGCACATTGCGTCGCAAGGGCGGCCTGCGCCGGCGCGCTATGTTCCGGCGGCTCTCTTCGGGCCGCTATCTCCGCTCTGGCGTGGACGATCGCGGCTTTTGGGTGGGGTTTAGCGGGAAAGCGAGCGAGATCGCCGGCATCCACCAGCACGGCCTTCGCGATAAGCCATCGCTGCGCGCTCGTGCGATTCCCTATCCCAAGCGCGAGCTGATCGGGGCGACGGAGGCGGATCGGGAAATGCTGATCAACCTGCTTTACGAGCAGCTGAGCGGGGCATAGCGACAAAGCACCTTCATCGGGCGAGAGCGTCTCGCCCGATGCGCCTCATGGAATAGGGCGCCAGCCTCGGCCGAAATGGGCGGCATGGCTGATGCAACTTTCACCGCAGTAGATCTCTCGCGCCTTCCCGCGCCCGATGTGATCGAAAAGCTCGATTTCGAGACGATCCTCGCCGATGCGGTGGCGCAGATGCAGGCGCGCATGCCTGACTTTGAGGCGCGGGATAGTGACCCCGCCACCAAGCTACTACAACTCACCGCCTATCTCGCTCAGCTGCTACGCCAGCGCGTCAACGATGCCGCTCGGGCCGTCATGCCGGCTTATGCCACCGGCGCGGATCTCGACAACATCGCTGCCCTGTTCGGCATTGCCCGCCTCACACTCGCGCCCGCCAACACTGAGCTGGGGATCCCGGCCGTCACGGAGAGCGATGCCGATTTCCGCCGGCGCATGGTGCTGGCGCCCGAAGGATATTCCGTCGCCGGGCCGGAGGGCGCCTATATCTTCCACGCGCTGAGCGCCGATCCGCTGGTGCTCGATGCCAGCGCCACCAGCCCGGAGCCGGACGACATTCGCGCGCTCGTGCTCTCGGTGCTCGCCGATCACGGTGCCAATCCGGCGCTGGTCAATGCCATGGCGCAGGCGCTCGATGGCGCGACATGGCCGGGCGAAGTCGTCGTTTCCGTGCTCTCACGCGCAGAGACTGGCGAGGCATCGCCAACGCTGATCGCGACCGTTGAGGCGCACCTCTCCGATGAGACGATCAGGCCGCTCACGGATCATGTGATCGCGCAGTCAGCCGAGATCGTCGGTTTCGAGGTGGATGCGACCCTCACGACATTCAGCGGGCCAGATGGCGCGGTGGTTCTTGATGCCGCGCGCGCGAGCCTCGATCGCTATGTGGAAGAGAGCCACCGGATCGGTCGCGATATCACGGTTTCGGGGCTGCACGCGGCTCTGCACGTCGAAGGCGTGCAGAATGTCGTGCTCGCGCAGCCAACCGCAGATCTCATCATCAGCCGGACACAGGCGCCATTCTGCACCGGGATCTCGCTCACCTATGCGGGCACCGGCGAATGAACGCGCCTAGCATCCTGCCATCTGGCTCAACCCCGCTCGAGAAAGCACTCGAGCAGGTGATCGCCGCCGCGCTCGATATCCCGGTGCCGATCCGCGAAACATGGTCGCCCGATCTCAACCCGATCGCGCATCTGCCATGGCTGGCGTGGGGTCTGAGCCTCGATAACTGGTCGTCGGACTGGTCCGAGGCGATCAAGCGTGAGCGCGTGCGCAAGGCGATCCCGATCGCGCGCCAGAAGGGCACCGCCGCCAGCGTGCGCAGCGTGGTGCAAAGCTTTGGCGGCTCGGTCGCGATCCGCGAGTGGTGGCAGCAGGAGCCGCGCGGGATCCCGCACACATTCCAGCTGCTGCTCAATCTCGAGCAGGCCGGCGCCCCGGCGAGCGCGGCCTTTGTCGATCAGGTCATTGCCGAGGTGAGCCGCGCCAAGCCGGTCCGCTCTCACTTCACATTCACCCAGGGCATCACGGCACGCGGCGGCATCGGCCTTGTCGCGCGCGCGAGGCCTGCGCTGCTCGCCCGGCTCAGCTGCGCCGCGCCGGCCGCCTAATCGGAGGTTCCATGGCTCTCTCTATCATTGTCACCGATGCCGGGCGTGCTGCGCTGGTCAATGCCGAGAACAACGGCACCAGCCCGGTCGTGATCACGCAAGCCGGCATCACCGCGACCGCCGTTGTGCCATCGCCCGGCGCCACCGCTGTTCCCGGCGAGATCAAGCGGATCTCGACAATCTCGGGCGATGTGGTGGCCAATGACATGATCCACCTCGTGGTGCGCGATGAAACGGCCGACAGCTATGCGCTGCGCAGCTTTGGCCTCTATCTGGCCGATGGCACCCTGTTCGCGGTCTATGGGCAAGCCGAGCCGGTTATGGAAAAGTCATCGCAGGCGATGATGCTGCTCGCGATCGACATTGCTTTTGCCGATATCGATGCCGCCCAGATCAGCTTTGGCGATGCCAATTTCATCAACCCGCCCGCCACCGAGACCGTGCGGGGCGTGGTGGAGCTAGCGACGCCTGCGGAAACCGCCGCTGGCGTGGACACTACGCGTGCAGTGCATCCCAAGGGCCTTAAGGATAGCGTCACGAGCTGGCTTAATGCGCGCTTTGGCGAGGGCAATCCTTCCGCGTTCATGAAAGGCCTGCTCGCCACGGCGTCGGCCGCTGCCATGCGCGTCGCGCTCGGGATCAAGAGTGGCGCGCTGAAGGACGAAGGCGCCGGCGGCGGCCTCGATGCGGATCTGCTCGATGGGCAACAGGGATCATACTACTCCAATGTGACGGCGCGGCTCGGTTACACACCGGCAAATAAAGCGGGCGAGACGTTCACCGGCCCGATCTCCGTTCCTTCCATCAACGTGGCAAGCGGCGACCTCTATCTAAGCCGAACGAGTGACAGTTGGGGTTATGTCATCCGCCCTTCAGCCGCTGGCTATCGTAACCTAGGGTTCACGACGGAGGGAGGGGTAGCACCACTCGATAACGTGAATTTTCACGCATTGTATGTTGGACGGCAGGGCCACCGGATCTGGGATGCCGGCAATGATGGCGCCGGCTCTGGTCTCGACGCGGATCTCTTGCGCGGCCTTTCACCCGACCAAGTTGTGACCGTCTCACGCATCCTTGCAGCACTGGGCTTCACGCCGGCGAACAGGGGAGGCGACACCTTTAGTGGCACGATCACAGCGCCAGCTTTCAAACTGGACGGGCTCTATGGTGCAAGTGCTTCGGGTATGAGTGTCGGGACCGGAGACGGCGCGAGCTTCACAACCTTCAATATGGAGGTGAAGAGTTGGTACGGCATCGGCTTCAGGACGTACGACAATTCGGTAAACGGCGTTTATGACAGTCGCGCGGGCCTCTGGAATGTCAGGGCCGGCTATTACATCAACGGCACGTCTGTTTGGCATCCAGGCAATGACGGTGCCGGCTCTGGCCTCGACGCAGATCTGCTGGACGGGCATCAGGCCGACGCCTTTGATCGCATCACGGCGCAAAATCTATCGGCCAATGATGGCTATATCGTGCATGCAAATGGGCTGAAAGAATGTTGGACGACGCTGTTTGTGCCCGGCGACAGCGGAGCGACCTGGGCGCTTCCTGTTGGTCACTCTCAGTGGGTCAATCCCGTGATCTCTATGTCTATCCAAAACGGCGAGAATAACGCGCAGCAGGTGGTCGGCATTGTGTCCGCCAGCCTGACCCACATTCAGATCTACTCCGCCGTGAATTACGGCCAGACCGTTCGCATCCAGACCAAGGGCGTATGAAATGGAAGATATGACCATCAAGATCGGGGTACTCGACAGCGCGACGCACACCGTGCCCGTGACGTTCACGCTGGGCGAGATCGAGCACAAGCGCCCGGTCAACGCCGTCATCAAGGAAAACGGCACGCATGATCGCGCAGCCACAGTTGAGCGCGTCAATGAGGTGGCGCGAGGCGTGGCGGAGAAGATCAAGCTTGGGGTCATCAGGGTCGCCCTGCCTCCTCCCGACCCGGAGTAAGCTCTCACGTCCTGTTTTCGGAAAGGCTAGGATCTACCAATCAGAACTCAGCACGGCATTAATTTTGCGGACTACTAACACTAGCCGGTTTTAAATGCTCCCACCATTGTGAGGAAAAACTTGAGCGTCGCCATTCTGTTGAACGGTTACTAAATGTGTCGTTCCTTGCGAGCAGCTTACTTGCCAAGTCGCCTCTTCCGCATTTTGAACACGTTCAACGTTGGAGACTTCCATGCAAGCAAAATCCGCGTCTCGAATCGTCTTGAGAAAAACGGATCGACGCTGAGATTCTGAAAGATTGTCGATTGCGTTCACGTGATCGACCGCGTCAACATTGCTGTCGTGATCAGCCAAATCATCAGCTTGTTCCTGCCCCACTTCTCGTTGTTCTGCATCCCGCTGCATCAGGACTAGCATTGCGATTTCTGCGAGATGATCTTCTATGGCGCTGACATTCACGCTCATTGCAGCCGAATCAGAACCATCGGCAAGAAGCTGCCATGAAAATGGGATACGAAACTGGCGATCTTGAACCAGAGAACTACCAAGATTATTTTTGATTTCTACGGTAACTTCGCATTCAATTTTGTTAACCGATTTATCTATGTTTGAAGCGGTCGGCAGAGAATAATGGACTTCGACAACTTTGGAGAAATCTCTTCCTTCGGGGATGAAGCGGGCTGTCAAATTATCGTAGGTTTCCTGAACGCCGCAGACTTTGGCGTCTCCAACTTTGATCATGTCGACGATTGAGACTTTTTCGTCTAGCGAGCCAGCCTGATTATCACTTACAATCGAACATCCGGCGACCATTACCAAGGTCAGCGCAGCTACCGCATTCCGCCAAATCATGTTCACCCCCCACACATCGTTGGGTGGAGCTTCTAGCGTTTGCATCACCGCCGGACAATCGCGCGCAGAGCATTCATGATTGAAGCCCGCGGTCAGTCTGCGGTGTCGGCCCTCCCCGGCAAGTAGGTCATCTTGAGTCAGAGTTTCGCAGCCGCGCCGGGCCGAAGTTTGCGGCGCCTCGTTCCGCGACAGCCTAGAATCCTCTGCCTGATCACAACGGACTCCATCGGGCGAGAGCGTCTCGCCCGATGGCCCCCCGCGCATGCCGGAAGGGCGCGCGGCATGGTCTGCCCATGCGCAACCCTTCCGACCTCGAACAGATGACCGGCGAAGTGATCCAGCTGGGCGCGATCGCATCCGTGGATCCCGCGAACGCCACCTGCATCGTGGCCATTGGCGAGATCACCACCGGCGAGCTGCCATGGCTCGCCCAGCGAGCCGGCGGCGTGCGCTCATGGTCGCCGCCTACGGTGGGCGAGCAATGCGTGGTGCTGGCACCCGAGGGCGATCTGGCCAACGGGCTGGTGGTGCTCGGCCTCTACAGCAACGCGCACCCCGCACCGTCAGCCAACCCCGATCTCGTGCAGCTGGCACTCAATGACGGCGCCCTGATCGAATATGATCAGGCGGCCCATGTCCTGAGCGCTACGCTGCCTGCCGGCGGCACGGCGCAGATCGAGGCGCCCGGCGGCATCACGATCAAGGGCGACGTGACGATCGAGGGCGATATCAGCCTCGATGGCAATATCAGCATGAGCGGCACGCTGACGGCCGAGCAGGATGTGCTGGCGGCCGGCAAGAGCCTCAAGAACCACCGGCACAGCGGCGTGACGGCGGGCGGCGCGCAGAGCGGGCCACCGGCATGAGCGGGATGGATCGCCGCACGGGCGCCCCGCTCGAAGGGCCAGACCATATCCGCCAGTCCGTGAGCGACATTCTCGGCACCGCGATCGGCGCGCGCGTCGGCCGCCGTGAATATGGGTCGCTGCTACCCGAGCTGATTGATCGACCAATGACGGCGCCCAACATCCTGCGCCTCTATGCGGCCACGGCTCTGGCGCTCTCGCGCTGGGAAAAGCGCCTGCGATTGCGACGCATCCAGCTGGTTGCGGGCAATCGTCCTGGCACTGCCGCACTCACCATTGATGCCGAGCGCACGGATGCCCCTGCGCCGAACGCCCGGCTGCGCCTCACTTACCCCCTCAACGCTTAAACTCGAGGAACCGACCAATGGCTTTCAAGCACGGCATCACCATCACCGAGATCGATACCGGCGCGCCCACGATCAGCGCCGTGGCCACCGCCGTTATCGGCCTTGTCGCGATCGCCAGCGATGCGAACGCGGCGACCTTCCCGCTGGATAAGCCCGTGCTGATCACGGATCTTGCCGATGCGATCAGCAAGGCCGGCACCAACGGCACGCTCGCCAGCTCGCTGCGCGCGATCAGCTCGATCGTGAGCACGCCCGTGGTGGTGGTGCGCGTGGAAGAGGGCGGCGATGCGGCGGAGACGGCCAGCAATGTGATTGGCGGCGACGTGGCCGGCGAAAAGACCGGCATGCAGGCTTTGCTTGCAGCGCGCGCTCAGACGATGGCTCAGCCCAAGATCCTGATCACGCCCGGCCTCGAGACGCAGGCGGTCACCAAGGCGCTGGCCGGGGTGGCGAAAAAGCTGCGCGCGTTCGCTTATGCCCGCGTCGTCGGCGACACCGTGGCCGAGGCGGGGCTTTATCGCGCCAATTTTGATGAGCGCGAGCTGATGCTGATCACGCCCGACTGGCTGGTCTGGGATACGGCCACCAGCGCCAATGTCACCGGCGATGCTGCTGCCTATGCCGGCGCCATGCGCGCGCTGATCGATCAGCAATATGGGCCGCAAAAGACCCTCTCGAATGTCCCGGTGCCCGGCGTTCTTGGCATCACCAAGGATTTCTATTGGGACATCGAGAATATGGCGAGCGATGTGGGCGTGCTCAATCAAGCGCACGTCACCAGCCTCATCCGCACCGATGCCGGCTATCGCTTCTGGGGCAACCGGACCTGCGCGGCGGATACCAGCCTCTATAAGTATGAGAGCACGGTGCGCGTGGCGCAGCTGCTCACCGATACGATCGCCAAGGGCATGTTGTGGGCGGTGGATAAGCCGCTCACCCCGTCGCTCACCCGCGATATCATCGAGACGATCAACGGCTTTTTCCGCCAGCTCAAGGCGCAGGGCGTGGTGCTGGGCGCCAACGCATGGTTCGATTCCGCGCTCAACTCGGTGGAGAGCCTCAAGGCCGGCAAGCTGCGCATCGACTATGATTACACGGTGCCGCCGCCGCTCGAGGATCTCGGCTTCAATCAGCGCATCACGGACAAATATCTGGCCGATTTCAGCGCGGCGCTGAGCGAGGCCTGATCGCCCGCCATCCTCTTTCCCCGATCATAGGAGCAAATCATGGGCCTCCCCCGCACTCTCAAAAATATGATGCTGTTCAACGAAGGCTCGGCCTATCTGGGCGAAGTCAAGACGGTGACCTTGCCCACGCTCACCCGCAAGATGGAAGAGAGCCGCCTTGGCGGCATGAACGGCCCGGTGAGCTTTGACATGGGCATGGAGGCGCTTTCGGCTTCCTTCACCGCTGGTGGCCCGCTGCGCGACGTTCTGCGCCAGTTTGGCGCAACGACCATCGATGGCGTCTATCTGCGCTTTGCCGGGGCCTATCAGCAGGATGACAGCGGCAACGTCGACGCGATCGAGGTGATCATGCGTGGGCGCCACAGCGAGATCGAGATGGGCGATCAGGAGGTGGGCGAGCCGGGCGAATTCAGCGTCTCCAGCGCGCTCGTCTATTACAAGCTGCTCTGGAACGGCCGCACTGAGATCGAGATCGATTTCATCAACATGATCGAGATCGTGGACGGCGTGGATCGCCTTGCAGCCCAGCGCAACGCCATCGGCCTCTTCTAATCGCCCCGGCCCGGCTTCACCGGCCGGGCCGCGTCCCCCCCTTGCCCTTCTGGAGAGCATGATCATGACCATCCCGGCCGAGCCGATCTTTCGCACCGTTTCCCTCGACAGCCCCGTGCAGCGCGGCGAGCAGTCGATCGACAGCATTCAACTGCGCAAGCCCAAGTCGGGCGAGCTGCGCGGCCTTTCGCTGGTCGACCTCGGCCAGCTCAAGGTCGATGCCCTCACCAAGATCATTCCCCGGATTTCCATGCCCACGCTGACCGAGGCCGAGGTGGCCAATCTCGATCCCTCCGATCTGCTTGCATGCGGCGCGGAGATTGGGAGTTTTTTGCTGCAGAGATCGCAGAGGGCGGCGCTCCACGACTGATCGAGGATGCCATGGCGGATCTGGCGATCACCTTCCACTGGTCGCCGGCCGTCATGGACGAAATGAGCGTGAGCGAGCTGCTGGGCTGGCGCGAGCATGCCGCCCGCCGATCAAGGCCCCCTGAGAAACCCGGAAAGCGGTAGTCATGGCATCCAAGAACCTTCGCCTGCAGGTCATCCTCGAGGGCCTCGATCGCGTGACCGCGCCGCTCAAGGCGATCACCGGCGCCAGCTCGAACGCGCGCAAGGATCTGGCCGAGACGCACAGGCAGTTGCAAAAGCTCGATGCGGCGCAGCAGCAGGTCGGCAAATACAAGGCGGCCGAGGGCCGCTTCGCCGCCGACACGCAGGCTCTGGCGCAGCAGCGCGCGAAAATGGAAGAGCTGCGCGCTACGCTCGAAAAGACCGAGGCGCCGACCAAGAAGCTGCGCAATGAGTTCGCGCGAGCTGAAAAGCAAACCGCCCTGCTCACGGCCAAGGTGGACAGGGGCGGCGATGAGCTGCAGCAGCTCTCCCGGCAGCTGGGCGAGGCGGGCATCGACGTAGCGGACCTTGCGCGCCACGAGAATGATCTGGCGATGCGCACACATGATGCCAATCAGGCCCTGAAGCGCCAGACAGAGCAGCTCGACAAGGTGGCGAAGGCACAGCGCAACACCGATCGGCTCAATGAGGTGAGCGCCAAAGCGACCGGACTTGGCCTCGGCATGGTGGCCGCCGGCACCGCCGCCGGCGCGCCGATCGTCATGGCAACGAAACAGGCCATGACGCTCGAGGCAGCGATGGCTGATGTGCGCAAGGTGGTGGATTTCGATTCCCCGCAAGCCTTTGCGCAGATGACCAGCGATATCCTCGACATGAGCGAGCGGATCCCGATGGCGGCCGAGGGCATCGCTGCGATCGTGGCGGCCGCCGGGCGAGCGAACGTGCCCCGCGAGGAACTGCTGCGCTTTGCCGAAGATGCGGCAAAAATGGGCGTGGCCTTTGAAAGCACTGCCGAGGTTGCCGGCGCGACCATGGCCAAGTGGCGCACCGCTTTCGAGCTGCCGCAAGACGGCGTGGTGGAGCTGGCCGATCAGATCAACGCGCTCACCAACACCTATGGCGGCAATGTCGGAGCCGTTACCGAAATGGTGACGCGCATCGGCCCGCTCGGCAAAGTGGGTGGCCTCGCTGCAGCCCAGATCGCCTCCATGGGCCAAGTGCTCTCAAGCGTGGGCGTTGAAAGCGAGATCGGCGCCACTGGCATCAAGAACATGATGCTGGCGCTCACCAAGGGCAGCGCCGCCACCAAATCGCAGCAGAAGGCGTTCGCATCGCTGGGCCTTGATGCCGAGCAAGTCGGCAAAGCCATGCAGAAGGATGCCGGCGGCGCAATCCTCGATGTGCTGGGACGCCTGCAGGGGCTATCGAAGGAGGCGCAGGCTTCCACCCTCACACAGCTCTTCGGATCCGAGAGCGTCGGCGCGATCGCGCCGATGCTCAACAATCTCGATCAGCTGCGGGAGAACTTCGCGCTGGTGGGCGATAGCAGCCGCTATGCCGGCTCGATGAACGCGGAATATCTCGGCGCCATCGCCACGGCCGAGGGCGCCACCGGCCTTGCGACCAACGGCCTCAAGGCGCTCAACATCACCATGGGGCAATATCTGCTGCCCACGGTGGTGAAGGTCGCTGGCATGGTCGCCGGTGCGGCCAAAACCATGCGCAGCTGGGCGCAAGAGCATCCAGTGCTGGCCAAGGGCATTATGATGTTCGTCGGCGCCGGCGCGGCGCTGCTGATCCTGCTCGGCACGCTGGCGCTCGGCTTCGCCGCTCTCACCGCTGCCGCCGCACCGTTGGGAATCGCGCTCGGCCCGCTGCTGCTCATTGTGGCGGCCGTCGCCGCCGTAGCCGCTGCTGCCTATCTTATCTATGCTAGCTGGGATGGCATCGTTGCCTATTTCAGCGGCCTCTGGAGCGGCATTCTTGACGCGATCCGAAACGCAGTGGGGTTCTTCCGCTCTCTCGACTTCGGACAGATCGGCCGGGATCTCATCCAAGGCCTGATCAACGGCATGCTGGGCAAGCTGGCGGCGCTCAAGGATACGATCGTCGGCGCGGCGAGCAGCGTGGCGAAGTGGTTCAAGGAAAAGCTCGGCATCCATTCGCCTTCGCGCGTGTTCGCGGGGCTGGGCGGGTTCGTGATGGACGGCCTCGATCAGGGCCTTGCTGCAAACACCGCTGGGCCGCTGCAGCGGATCTCCGAGCTATCGGGCCGAATGACCCGGGCGCTGGCCGTGGGCGCCGGTGGAGCGGCCGTGGCGATCGCTGGACCGGCTGCGGCGCAGGGAGGCGCCAGCGCGTCTGCTGCGCCGGCTGCGGCACCCTCCACCTATCATATCGAGATCAAGGTGAGCGGCGCCGGCGTGCCCGAGGACATTGCCGATGCCGTGCGCCGGGCCATTGAGCAGATCGAGCGCGAGAAGCGTGGGCGCGGCTATGGCGACGATTAGGGAGGCGGCGCGATGCATCTGATGGCTCTGGGCATGTTCGTTTTCGAGATGGGATCGCTCGCCCCCGATGAGCTGCAGCGCAAGGCAGACTGGCAACATGCCCGCGCGCCGCGCATGGGCGCGCGGGATGCGGTGCAGTTCACCGGGCCGGGCACCGAGACCATTTCGCTATCGGGCGCCACATATGCCGAGCTGAGCGATGGGCAGGTGAGCATCGACCAGCTGCGCGAGATGGCCAGCGCCGGCGATGCCGTTCCACTGGTGAGCGGCGCCGGCGAGGTGCTTGGCAATTTCGTGATCGAGGCGATTGATGAGCGCCATTCCTATTTGATGGCCAATGGTCGCCCGCGCCGCATCGATTTCGCGATTGATCTGTTGCGCGTCGATGATCCGGCGCCAGAGGATCCCGAGGCCGCGCAATGAGCGGCCACAATATCGCGGACTGGCGCGTGACCCTCGATGGCGTCGATCTCTCCGACCGGCTGCGCCCGCGCCTCGTCTCGCTCAGCCTGTCCGAGCGGCGCGATGATGAGGCCGATCAGCTCGACATCGTGCTGAGCGATACCGATGGCGGCCTTGCGATTCCCAAAGAGGGCGCGGTGTTGAGCGTCGAGATCGGTTGGAAACAGGGCCGCAATGTGCCCATCGGCCTTGTTCACAAGGGCAGCTTCAAGGTGGACGATGTGACCCATGCTGGACCGCCCGATCAGATCACGATCCGCGCGCGATCGGCGGATTTTACCTCGGAGATCCGCAACCGCCGCGAAGGCAGTTGGAAGGATACCACGCTGGGGGCGGTTTTGCGGGACGTGGCAGGCCGCAACGGCCTCACTGCAAAGGTGGCGCCGGATCTGTCGTCGATCGCCCTGGCATCAATCGCACAGAGCCGGGAGAGCGATGTGGCATTCCTGCGCCGGCTCGGTCGGGCGCACGATGCCGTGGCGACGATCAAGGATGGACACCTGATCTTTGCCCGCAAAGGGGCCGGCGTCACCACAAGCGGCAAGCCCCTTCCGGCGCTGGTGATCGAGCGCGCGCATGTCTCCAACCACTCATGGCAGCGCCAAAAGCGCGACGGCCAGACGGGCGTGGCCGCCAGTTGGCATGACAGGGGCCGCGCCAAGCGCCAGACGATCACTGTGGGAGAGGCAGGCGGCGCGAAACGACTGCGCAAGGTCTATCCTGATGAAGCCAGCGCCCAACGCGCGGCCGTTGCCGAGCGGGATCGGCTCAGGCGGGCACCAGCGACGCTGGATCTTAATCTCGCGCTCGGTCGCCCCGACGCGACACCGGAAGCCCGCGTCCGTGTCAGCGGGTTCAAAGATGAGATCGACGCCACAAACTGGCTGATCAGGGAGGTCACGCACCGGCTCGACAAGGCTGGCGGCCTATCGTCCGATCTCCGAATGGAAACCGGCACATAGCAATCTCCCCATCAAGCGCGACCAATCCGCTCAACGCTTAGCAAGTCGAAGCCATCTCTCTCGCCCGCGAGTTTGACGCGCAGGCCTAGGAACGGCCGCAAATTCTTTGCACTGTCGAGACGCCATGTTCCGCCATCGTCTGTCTGCAACACGAACTGGTGTTTATCCTGACGAAGGACACCGAAGACTTCCAACTTGGTTCCTCGACCCATCTTCCCCCCTTTGCCAATCCGCTAGCCCTTGCAGATTGGCATCCTTTGCCGCACTCGATTTGCACACTTCGATCATCTCAGGTCGCGCATATGCTACACGATGAATGTCCATCATGCCTGTCGACACGGATCAAGGTTTGGCGTGAGGACGACTTCTGGTTTGCCCGCTGCGAATCCTGCGGTCACGAGGGGCCGCGCATGCGCGATGCTCATGAAGCGAATGAGAAATTTGTAGCTGATGGCCCGAACGCGCGCATTATCGCCGAAGCCGGCTGGCTGACGCTTCTGCTCATTGCGGTCGGTGCGCTGCTTCTGCTCGCAGTGCTGGACTGGTTCGAGGGGAATATCTGAACACGTCCCGCGACGCCGCAGTGACAGGACCTTTCAAACGTTGCGCGCCTAGCACCAGGGTTCGCGCCGACCGGTCCACGTTCGCGCAAGCCCTTCCTGCACCAACTGGTCCCCGAGCGAACGACCATCGCGAACCAGAACCCGGAGTTTTCGGTTGTACCGATCAGCATCACGGTTGCCGATCGGCCGGATTTCAAATGGCCCTTCGTTGACCAGCTCGAGAAGACGGCGCTTGGCGCGCTGTCCGAGTGCCATCTCAGCATCACATCGAGGCGACCCGATTTCTGGGGTATCGATATCCGCGATGCGAATCTTCACGCCGTCGATCCACAAGGTGTCCCCATCCACAACGCAATTGTGGCGGCTAACGCCGCACAGGTCATAGCGGGCAACGCCCTCGGTCGCGGTCGATGCAAGCGAGCTCGGCGGCGCTGATCGACTCTCAAAATAAGAGAAGCCACTACCGACGCCGATCCCGAGAAGGGCCGCAACCGCAAGGATGGCCGAGGGCCGCAAGACTGCCTTCGCCTGTTAGTTTCTCACGACCGCAGGCGCGGTGAAGTCCCGCTCTGAAGCGGCGTCCTTGGGCGCGCTCTCCATCTTGGACTGCACCAACGGCGCTGTTGCGGGTTGCGCATGCGGCGTGGTGAAAGCGAGGTCCTCATCAAGAAACGCCTTCACGCTTGAACCCATGGGGATGTAAGCGCTCGTGCCTGTCGTAAAGAAGCCCGCCAATGGAACGAGTGCAACAGCGCCGATGACGCCAGCCGTTCCAGTGACGCCCTTGTCATCAAACGTGCCGGTCAGTCGGACGTGCCGGTCGCCAAGGCGCATCGAGACGACGCGCGCTCCAATGTAGCCGGATTTTCCCCACATCCCTTTGTTGCGAACTTCTGTGACTTCTCCAACGACAGGCGTGCCGCCTGGGATCACCGTCACGCCGTTCATCGTGACGCTGGAGGCGACCTCCATTTGGAAGCGCTGGCCGACCCGCAGCTTCTTCTTTTTCGTCGTCAGCTCCTCCCGCATTTGAAGAGGAACTTCCGTTCCGGCGCGCATCACATTCTCGGCGACTGGCGCGATAAGCACGGCTTGGGATGCTGGCGCAATTTCCTGCGCAGACGCAGGTAGCGCGGTCAAAATACCACAAAGACCCACAGCGTAAATTTTCATGTCACTCCCCTCCACTAAAATCCGAACCGATCAGATAGAGCAGATCAGCTCACATGAGCTTGCTCAACCTTAGCCGCATCAGTTGACAGCAACTGTCGCCGTCTCTTTTCGCTCAAAATCGGCAGCGTGCTGAGCATAGCTCTCTTGATCGACGATTTGCAGGTCAGCTCGTCCCGTCATGAAACCGGGCTTAATCTGGCAGCGGACATACTTGGTCTGCCCAGCCGTGAGGTTGACCTCAACGCTGGCAGTTTTGTTGCCTAGGATGTAACTTCCGGCAGGGACGGTCCACTCAGCAAATTTGCCGCGACCGAGCTCCACCAGTTCTACCCCTTTGTACCGGATCGGGCAGGCGATACCCATGCCCATGATCGATTGGGGACGAAACATCACGATTTTTGACGAAGTGGGGGCCGCGGCGGTTACGGTTGCTGCTGCCACACCAGCTCCCAAATCTTCCGTTGTGTGGCTGACCCGCTCATCTGTCGCATCCGACCCGTCGACGACTGTTTGTGCCTTATCCCGAGGCTCGATCTGACTCGGGGTCTGCGCTGATACTGCAGACGATGCGAAGGACGCGCACAAGAGCGCGAAAATGCGAAAGTTCATGAAATCCCCCCAAAAGATTCGCACGAAGCGATATTCAGTTTGGTGGATAAAGTCACCTAATCTCGATCACGTTAACCTTTTATGTGCTGTCCTACACACATCGCACGTGCTGTATTAGAACGTAACAGGAACAAATGGATAAGGTTGGTGACCGGAAATACGTGGCGATTGACGCCGGGGTGCGAGTTTGCGTGCGATCGATGCAGTGTGCGGTGTGCGACGATTGCGGCGGTCAGGGACGATCTGTGGCGAGAGACTGAGCAGCTTCTGCGGGCGCAATCACTGGCGCCTTGCCCTGATCGAGCGCGACAGGTCCGATCGCTGCAAAGCCAGCTGGAAGGCGCTGAGCAAGAATTCGCGCGGCTTCGGCCTTCGTTGCGTCCGCTGGCACCAGTGCGAGCAAACTCTGGAACATATCAGCAAGCGCGTCTTCACTAGGCAGGGCGACTGCCATTGTGACGTACTGGACCAGCGGTTTTGCGGCTTCGATGGCGCGCGCCTCCGGTTCGACCTCGCCCTCGTTCAGCCCGGCAAGCTTCATGACTTCAGCCGGGTCAACGTTATGCCTCGCCAGAACTGCGGCGATGCGGCGCGTCAAATCTAGGGGAAGCTCACCTTTTTTGTAACGCGATGGGGTTTCGTACGACGAGTACGTCCCGAAAGGCATGCCCAATGCTTCGGCGATGCCGCGCACGGTTAGTGGCGGGACTGCGGACTTGCGCAGGGCCTTCAATCGGGTGGCTATCGACTCCATCGCTCAAGTATGCGGAAATTTCGCACACTGACTTATGTATTTTGCCATTGACCGGTGTGCGCAAATATCGCACATGCTCCCTGCATGGAACGCACACAATCCCTTTTCGACCTTTTCGGCGGCATCCGGCCCATGGCGCGCGCGATCGGCGAAGCCCCTTCCACCGTGGCGAGCTGGAAGAGAGGCGGGCGCATCCCCGCTGAGAAGCAGCCCGTTGTCCTCAAAATTGGGCAAGGCATCGGCTTGGGCATCTCCGCCGACCATGTTGTCTTCCCCCTCGGCTGTCCTGCCACTGATGCCTCGGATCTAGCCCATCCGGCGAAAGCGGTCTGTTTCAATCACGCGGACGAAACGAAGCGCGAGGGGCAAGCCTGATGCTCGCCCTCGGCTCCATCCTTTTCCCACTGGCCGGGGCCGCTGCCCTCGCCACGATCATCAAAAGCGGGGCGGACTATCGGGTACAGGCGCGTGCCGCCCTCTCCGCTCTTTTCCATGGAGGATCACAGTAATGATCAGCAGCCGCATCTATCGGCCCGGCGAGATCATGCCGGCGAGTGAGTGCCGCTATTGCCATGGCAAGGGCACGTTGCAGAACGTCCATTCTTCCGCCTGGGCGGCGCCGAGACTGATCCGAGTCCGCTGCACGCACAAGGTGGGCGACCCTTATGGCTTCGCCGAGCAGCAGCGCAGCAACCTGCGCTATTGGCTGATCAGCCTCATCGCGGGCGGCATTCTCCTCGCCCTGGCCCTGCTGATTGGAGGGCGCGGCCAATGACCTTCTCTCGTGTCGATCAAGAAACGATCCGCGCCATCGTGCGCGAAGAAATCGCGCTCGATGAGCTGAACAGGCTTGAGGTTCCCACCTCTCCCACAAACAAGCCTGCCCAGCTCACCAAGCGCGCGGGGGCTGGCGCACCTCCCACTGTGCCGGCCCCCACTACAATCGCCAAAGCCGCTGAGTTCGTCGCGACGCTGCTTCGTGCGGAGCGGGATCGCCGCTGCGATATTGAAGCGGTGACGGTGCATCATCGGCAGAAGGGCACGGAGGTTCGCCTGATCGCCGGCGGTCGTTCGTTCACGCTCACCGTAAATGAAAAGCAGGTGATGGGATGACCAAGCGCCGCGAACCGCTAAGCTTTGCCGCAGCCGTCAACACCGTGGGATCACTGGTGGGCTGGGCGCAACTCGGCCAGATCCTCGGCAAGTCTGAACGGCTCATCCGCTACTGGTCTGATGAGGAACACCGCGCGCAGCCATCGCTTGAGCAGGCCATGGCGCTTGATCGCGCCTATCTCGCCGCCGGCGGCAATCATGCGCCGGTGCTCGAGGCCTATGCCGATCAGCTCGACCTGCATACCTGGACGAGCAGTCCCTGTCCTGCCGGTCTGGCATCAGACATATCCACCGCCACGCGCGAGACGGCCGAGGCGATCAGCATCAGCATCACCTTGATCCAGCCCGGTGCGACCCTGCCAGACATGCGCAGCGCCCAGCGCGAGGTGAACGAAGGAATTGACGCGCTCAATCGCGTCCGCGCCCGCCTCAACAGCATGATCGTTCATGACGGCGGCGCGAAGCAACAGGGAAGCCGCGCGGGGCGGCTTTGTGCATGAGGAGGCCATGTTGGCACGAGAGAATCACCGGATGCCGGGCGCGAGCTGCCCGGCCTGCGGGGGCGGTGCAAAAGCGCGCCGGGTGGGCAAGGTCGCGCTCACCTATCGCGAGATCTACTATCACTGCCGCGACGAACTGGGCTGCGGTCACGTTTTCGTGGCCGAGCTCACCGCGATCAGGACGGTGCGCGTCAGCCAGCGAAATCCGCCGATCCATCCCCTCCCGATCTCAGAGTGGCGGAGGGGGCCGGCGAACGACGATTCCCCCAATCCTGAGCCGAATGCTGGCGCGCTAAAAGCCTAACGGCCGCCAGCCCCTCACAGACTGATTTACGCCGCCCGGAAAGCCTCATTCCGGGAACGCTACCCCTTTGCCTTTTGGATGCCATCCCGTGCGCGATGAATTGCTCAATGAACTGCTCCCTCGCCTCAAGCGCGACTATGGCTTTGCGGAAAAGGGCGAGTGGCTGCGCGAGGGCAAATGCCCCGAATGCGGCGCCAAGAAGTCGCTCTATACTCACGCGGAACACCCGTGGATGCTTCGCTGCGGCCGCCTCGACAGCTGCGGCGCCGAGATCTCAGTCAAGCAGAGCTATCCCGACATTTTCGATAACTGGTCGAAGCGCCACAAGCCGACGCCCGAGAAGCCCAACGCGGCGGCCGATGCCTATCTGCGTAGTGCGCGCGGCTTCAATCTGGCTCCTCTTGCCGGATGCTACGCGCAGGAATGGTACAAGGATCCCGAGCTGAATATCAGCTCGGCGACGGTGCGATTCCCGCTGCCCGGCGGCGGCTACTGGCAACGTCTCATCGATCAACCCGGCCGCTTCGGCGATAAAAAGGCGACCTTTAGCCCCGGCTCAAAGCATCGCGGCCATTGCTGGCTCTACCCCGGCGATGGTTTCGAGACGCTCGCCGCAGAGCGCGAAATCTGGATTGCCGAGGGCATCTTTGACGCCATCGCGCTGAGGCAGGCGGGCATTGCCGCCGTCTCGGCCATGACGTGCAACATCTGGCCCGAGCATTTCCTCGCGGATCTGCGCAAGGCCTGCGCCGAACTCAATCGACCGATGCCCAAGATCATCTGGGCCTTCGATCAGGGCGCCGCCGGCGTGGAATGGTCACGGCGCTTTGCCAAGCAGGCGCGAGAAGCTGGCTGGCCGGTGGGCGCCGCGCAGGTGAGGGTGGATGGCGAAGGCAAGAAGACCGACTGGAACGATCTGTTTCAGGCCGACAAGCTAAAGCCAGAGCATGTTGAGGACTATCTTTGGGCAGGCGACGTAACGATTGCGCAGAGTGCCGATGAAAAAGCGTTCCTGATTTACAAGAAGCATCGCTCGGCCTCCTTCCCGCTGGTGTTCAATGGTCGGCAGCTGTGGGCGACGTTTTCGCTTGAGCGGATCGAGCAGCACCTCGAGCAGCTGCGCGAGGCCGATCCTTCGATCGCCGAGCTTCCCTATGGCGAGCAATGGGAACTGGCGGCCCGCCAGTCCGTGGACATTGCCGAGTTGGCGAACTGCACCTTTCGCACCCTCTATTTCCAGCGCGATACCAACATGGAAGAGGGCGCCTATTATTTCCGCATCGACTTCCCGAAGACGAAGGGCGGCCCGCGCAAAGATGCGGTGAAGGCGCCGTTTTCCGGCTCTGCCTGCTCATCCTCGGGCGAATTCAAGAAGCGGCTCGCGGCCGTCGCGCCCGGCGCGCAGTGGGTCGGCGCGAACTACCAGCTCGATAAGCTGATGCTGCGCCAGTGGACCGATATCCAGACCGTCGAGGCGATCCAGTTCACCGGCTATTCGATCGACCATGAGGGCTGGCTGCTGGGGGATCTGGGCGTCTCCAAAGGCAAGGTCGCGAAGATCAATGAGGACGATTATTTCGTCTTCTCCCGCAAAGCGGTGAAGCTGCGCACCAGCGATCGCCTGCTCTCCATCAAATATGATCCCGACAAGCTCGATATCCGGTGGACGGGCGACATCTATCGTGCGTGGGGCGCCAAGGGCCTCGCGGTGATGACATTCTGGGGCCTCTCGCTGTTTGCTGAGCAGATTCGCGCCATGCAGGAATCGCTCGCCTTCCTCGAGGTCACTGGTCCGCCCGGCACCGGCAAGACCACTCTGATCGCCTTCCTCTGGAAGCTCATGGGCCGCGTCGGCAATTATGAGGGCTTCGATCCGACCAAGGCGACCAATGCCGGCATAGCGCGCACGTTGGGCCAAGTCGGCAATCTCCCGGTGGTGCTGATCGAGGGTGACCGCAATCAGGACACGCCACATAGCCGCCGCTTCGAATGGGACGAGCTGAAGACCGCCTATAACGGACGGGCGGTGCGGACGCGCGCGATCGCCAATGGCGGCATGGAGACATTCGAGCCGCCGTTTCGCGGTGCGATCGCGATCGTGCAGAATGACCCGGTGGAGGCGTCACCGGCGCTGCGTGAGCGCATCATGGGCCTGTGCATCACAAAGGATGGCTGGGGGCCGCAGACACGCGAGGCGGCCGAGCGGATCAACCGCTATGAGCGCGATCAGGTGAGCGGCTTCATCGTTCACATGGTCAAGCGAGAGGCCGAGATCCTGACGCGCTACCGCGAGCGGTTTGCCGTCCATTATGAGCAGATGCTCAGGCAAGAGGGCATCCGCAACGACCGCCTGGCGAAGAACCATGCGCAGCTCGCTGCGATGTTCGATGCGATGCGCATGGTGCTCACCAACATTCCCGACGATGTGGCGAACGAGGTGCAGGCGCAGTTTCGCGTGATGCTGGCCGAACGCCAGCGCCTCACCGAGAACGACCACCCACATGTGGAGCTGTTCTGGGAGCGGTTCGATTACATTGAGGGGCAGGAAACCGAGAGCACGACGCACCGGATCAATCACAGCCGCATCGATGGCACGATCGCGGTCAACCTCGTGCAGTTTGAGCAGAAGTGCGGCGATCTGCGCCTCTCGCTGCCGCCTATCAACGAACTCAAGCGCCTGCTGCGCACCAGCAGAAGCCGCAAATTCATTGCCTACAAGCCGATCAATTCCGGCGTGACAGGCAAAACCACTGCCTGCTGGGTGTTCGAGCGCCCCGCAGGCTCCACCAGCAGCCACCCATAGGAGAGCGCAATCATGCAGCCACAGACTTCCACGCCCGTTGAAATGCGGATGATGGCCGTGCCCGATGGCAAGGGCGGCACCGTCCACAAGCTTATGCCCGTCTCTCCCTCCGTTGCTGCGGGCAGGGGCAAAAAGAAGGCTCGGCCCGCGCCGGATCCAATCAACGCAAATCCCGACGCGGCGGCTCAGAACCTGCGCCAGCTCATCGAACGGCTCGAAACCCTCGAAGGGGAAAAGCGCGGGATCTCTGACGATATCAAGGATGTTTACGCTGAAGCCAAAGCCACCGGCTATGACGTGAAGGCCGTGCGGGCGATCTTGCGGCTGCGCAGCCTTGATCCCAGCACCCGCCTCGAGGACGCGGCCATCCTCGAAACCTACCTGTGCGCGCTGGGAATGGAATGATGCTGGTGGCTCTGCAGCGCACGCTGCTGATCCTCGCGATCATCATCGCGATTCCCTTCCTGTTCGCACGCGGCATCGCCCGCATTTCTGGAGAAAAGCGATGAGCTTCGATCTCTTCTTTCGCTGCATGTCGGATGAGAGCGCCGATCCGCTCACGGTGCCGAAAGCGGCGATCGTGGAAGAGCTGGCGCGCGAGCTGCACATGCGGCGCCAGCATTACCCAGATCGGATCGCCAGCGGCAAAATGACCCGCGAGGATGCCAATCGAGAGATCAGCATCATGGCCGCCATTCATGCCGATCTGGCCGCTGATCTCCTGCTAACCCCCGGCAATGAGGACGCCGCTGCCAAGGCAAGGCGAGAGGCCGATGAACGCCTCGCCCCGTTCAGCTGGCGCGAGCTGGTGAGCTGCCTCCGCCGCGAGATCGCGATGCGACGCAAATTCTATCCGCGTATGCTCGCCACCGGCGATCGTTCGCCGGCCGACCTACGCGCGCAGCTCGAACGCCTCGAGGCCGCGCATTTCTATTACTGGGCACTCGGCCGAGCATGGTGGCCGGATGAGCTGAAACAGCACCGGCAAGAACACACCGGCATGACCGACCGCGATCATCAGGCTTTTCGCGAAGCCTACGCGAAACACCGCGCCCACTTCATCCCCCTGACAGTGGCGCCGCGAGGGGCTTATGCGACGGTCGCCGAGCCGGAGGGAGCAGCGGCATGAGCGACGAAATTCTGCTGACCCCGGCGGAGGCCGCCGCCCGGCTCCATATCAGCGACAAGACATTGCGCCGGCTGCGCCAACAAGGTCATATTCGCTACGTCGCCATCACACCGCGTAAGATTCGCTACCGCCCCGAAGATTGTGACGCGTATGTGATGAGCCGCCGCCGCGAGGACGATCAGTGTCAGTCTACAAGCCGAAAAATTCCACGGTCTACGTCTACGACTTCCAGCATCGTGGTCGCAGATTTCACGGCTCGACGGGCCAGAAAACGAAACGCGCGGCGGAAACTGTAGAGGCGCAGAAGCGCGCCGAGGCAGCTCTCAACATCACCACTCGGCCGCCCATCACCCTCGATGAGGCGGCAGGCATCTATGAGGAAAAGCTTCGCAAAGAGGGGCGCTGGAGCAAGTCAACGGAGTGCTGGATTGACCGCATTGTGAATGCAATCGGGCCGAGATCGTTCATTGCAGACATCAACCATGTGGCGATCGGCAAATATTTTCGCAGCCGCGCCGCCGAGGTGAGCGGCGGCAGCGTCAATCGCGAGATCGATGTAGCGCGCGCGCTCTGGCGCGCCACTGCCAGGGCGAAATATGACGTGGGCGAAATGCCCGATTGGGCCTCAATGCGCTACTCTGTGCGCGAGCACGATCCCCGCGAGCTGCAATTTGATGAAGAGGCTCGGCTGCTCGAGGCGATCCGTCAGGACTATCAACCGTTCGTGCGATTCGCGCTGCTCTCGGGTTGGCGGCTTGCCGAGGTGCGCGGCCTGCTTTGGTCCGATATGGATTTCCCGGCTAAGGTCGCGTGGCGCACGGTAAAGGGCGGCCGGCGCATCAAACGTCCCCTCACAACTGAAATGATCGTTCTGATCGCCACGCAGCCACAGGCCTGCGCGCAAGTGTTCACCTATGTTTGCCAGAAGAGCCGGCAGAAGCGGCGCGAGGGCGAGCGCTATCCGATCTCCAAGGATGGTTGGCGCAAGGTGTGGGCGGAGGCGCTCACCGCCGGCAAGATCCCCGATTTCCGCTTTCATGATCTGCGCCACACCCGAGGTACCCGGATCCTGCGCCAGACCGGCAACCTAGCCGCCGCTCAAAAGGCGCTCGCGCATAAAAACATTCGGACGACCCTGCGATATGCCCATGCGTTCGATGACGACGTGCGCGCAGCGCTCGAGGCGAGCGAGTCCCGAACTATTCCCGAAGTCCCGAAGATGCAGGCAATAAAAAAGGCCTAAGCCCAACAGCTTAGACCACATCAGCAATTTCCGTGTAAACGAGACGCTCTACCAACTGAGCTAATCGCCCCAGCAGCATCGTGACGGTTCGCCCGTCACAGGCGCCCCTTATCGGTCGCTATGGGGGCGGGTCAAGCTGTGCTTCAACGCTGCGGCGCCAGAAGCCCGCCCCTGCGGCGCACCTTGTCGACCCATTGCAGGGCCGCGTCCGCCGTCTCGTCGGTCAGGTCGATGAATACCCGCCGCCCATCGGTGGGATCAGCAAGCCGGACCAGGATTTTGCGTTCGGTCAGCTGCGTGATCCAGCGCAGCGCCGTGGTCGGCGGAACGGCAGCGGCGATGCAGAGGCTCGAAACCGAAACGCGCTGGCCAGCAAGGCGGGCCGCCAGCAGGTCCAACAGCATGTCCCAGGCGGGATCGGCGAACAGGTCCGCCGGCAGAAACTCGTCGCGGAGCCGCCGCGCCCGGATGAGGGCGCGGATCTCCGCGGCACTGGCGCGGCTTTCGATCGGCGATCGCTCCGCCATGGCCGGCTGGGCTGGGACCGCTGCGGCCTGAGACTTTTGTGTGGAGGGCGGCGGGGAAAGCGCCTGTCCGCTTTGCGATGTCGAACCCTCTAGCGATGAAGCAGGCTTGGCGCTGCCGGACAGTCGCTCGAGCGTCTGGGCGAGCCGGCGGACTTCCTCGCTCAGTCTCTCCAGCCGAATGCCCTCCCCGTCCCCGGCGATATCGCGCATCGTCGCAGGTCCGGACGTCATTGGGCGCAGCCCGGCGGAGACGAGCATCGTGACGATGTCCGCAAGGCTGGGATCGCACAACACCTCGGCCTCGACGCCTTCGAGAAGCGCAAAGGCGCTCTCGAGGGAAGCCAGATCGACGAGCACACAGACCCGGCGTCCCTTCAGCATGACTTGTGGGGCCAAGGGATGCTCCAGCCAGTCGCGCGCCTCCTCACCCCTCAGATCGAGCAGGAGCAGGTCAGACACGATCGAGACCGCCGACCAAAGAAGGGCTGTCAGGCTTGTCGACCCGATACATTGCAGTCCCGCCCGCTCTGCAGCCCGCGACAAAAAGTCACTTGCCGGGCGATCCCCTCCCACCAGAATCGTCGGCTGCTCCAACGCTTCGCACAGCATCTGGTCGAGCCGGGGCGCAAAGCTTGCATCATAACGCGGGTTGTCATCGAAGCCTGTTAACAT